CGCTGAAACTATTGAAGTAATAAAGGCTGTTCCCCTCTTACTTCCTACAATCGAATTGATCTGCTGCTTGACTGCATCCTGATTCAGATATGCCGTCATTCCCAACCTTCTTTGCTGTGTTGCTTTTTGTAAACTGTTCTGTACTGCCATTTTTATAATTCTCCCTTCGATCTTTTAAGTATTTCCTTCTGAATCTCATTATCCGATTTCAGTCCAAATTCAACTGAATGCATAATCATTTCATGTGCTGCTTCTTCACATAAATCTTCAGAAATTATTTTATTGATTTTTCTGATAAGCATAGTCAAATCTGCGCATATCGTTGGAATATTACCTCTAATTTCCATAACTCCATTATTAAAACTAAGCATATTGTTCACCCATCCTTTCCTAAATAGCCTTATATTCGATACCGTGCGTGCTGAAGAAGTTCTTCAGTTCCATTGCTTCGCCTACCGTCAGATTTGCTGCGAATCTGATCCACTGTCTTACAGGCTGTGCAGGTGTTTCTTCTGTTGCTGCCACTTCTTCAGCAGGTGGATTGATGTTTCTTGCAAATTCTGCTTCAGCAGCCTTTCTTGCTTCTTCCTCTGCCTTCAGCCGTGCCTGCTCCGCTTCTCTTTCAGCCTTCAGTCTTTCCGCTTCTGCCTTCTGCTTCTGAATCTGCGCCATTCTCTGACTTTCTGCCAGTGCCTTATTCAGATCAAGTGTGCGGATGTATTCCTGCTGTGCTTCAAATCCGAATTCCGGCAGTGCTGCAAGAGTTTCCATATCCCGGTTGAATCGTTTG